CGACTCGTCTTCCTGGGCGGTGAGCGCCTTGCGCTGGTCGGCGATGTCGGCGGGCGCGTGGCGCACTGGCGGCGGTGGGGCCACTGGCGGATTGGCTTCGGGTGCCGGGTCGCTGGGGGGCGCTGCCGCTGGCGTGGCTGCGGCAGGCGCCGGGATGGCTGCAGCAGGTGCCGGGGATGCGGCAGCTGCAGCCGCGGCAGCGGCCTCGTTTTCGGGGTCCGTCACTGCCTCCTCGCCGGCGGGAGCAGCCGCGGGAGCGGGAGCGGGCGCGGTGGCGACTTTGCCGAATGCCTCGGCGACTGCGCCCTCCTCGTCGTCTTCTGCGGCTTCCAGCAGCGCGGCGCGCTCGTTCGCGCTCAGGCCGCGCAGGTCGTCTTCACTCAGTTCGATGGTCATGGCTCTTGCCTTTCACTGGGGTGGGAGGTTGTCGGCGCCCGTGGGCGTCTCTATGCCGCCTTGGGCGCCCTCCAAGCCCGTGGCGGGGCCCGGCTCAGGCGGCAGCGGGTCGGCCGGCGAGCCGGGGTTGCCCGGTACCGGCGTCATGGGGTCGGTGTTGACGGGCGCGCTTTCGCCGGGCATGGCCGGCGGCTGGGGGATGCCTCCAGGCTGCTGGTCGTCAAAGCCGGCGCTCTTGGCGATCTCGTCGGCGGCGCCCGTCACCCCCGGCGTGGTGGCTGCGACCTGGGCCGCCTGCAGCGCGGTGTAGAGCGTCTCCACACGCTTCAGAGCGTCGTCCACGCTCAGCTTCTTCATCTGGGCGCCCAGCAATTCGATGTTGGCCTGGATCTGTGCCAGCTGGGCCTTGGCCGTGTCCGTGGCCAGTTGCTCCGCCTCGGCCTGCTTGGCCTGGGCCGCCTGTTCTGCCTGCTGTTCCTCGGGCGTGGGTGGCTTGCTCGGGTCGCGCTGGCCGTTGAGCTTGCGGATGCGAGCGACCCACTCGTCCTTGTCCTTGATGTCGGCCGACTCCACCACGAGGTCTAGCACCGCCAGCACAACCTGCGGCGCGAACGTCGCGATCTGGCCCAGCAGTTCGAACATCTGCTCCATGGCGGCCTGGGCCAGGCTCGCGCGGTAGTCCTGGGTGTCCACGATGAAGTCGGCCTCACGCGCCGTCACGTCATTCAGGATCTGGCCCGTGGCCGGGTCGTATTTGTTCACCTCCAACCACTCGATGGGCTTGCGGTCGCCCACGATGCGCACGGCTTTCTGCTCAGTCCAGAACTGCTCGACGTGCGATAACCGCAGCTTGCCGGTCTGCAGGATGGCCAGCAGCAGGTTGTCGAACAGCTCGCCGGTCGTGAGCGCACCCTGGTCCTGCTTGGCCAGGATGGCCTTGCCGCTGCTCGCGTTGGTGTCGTGGCCCAGGTTCTCGCCGGTGACGCCACCGATCTCTCGGATCATCTGCGTGTTCTGCGCTGCCAGTTCCAGGTTGCCCTGGTAGTCGCCGATGGGCTTCTCGAACTTCAGATTCTTGCCGGGCGCCACCTCGATCCACATGTCCGGGCGTGCGGCTTCGGCCCGTGCCTCGTCTACGTCGTCCACCGCACCCTTCTCGGCCACCACGCGGTTGGAAGACAGCGCGAACAGCGCCTTGCTGCGGCGCTTGTTGATGTCGTCCTGGATGTCGCGCATGCCCCGCATCACGCCGTAGGCCAAACCCTCGCGGGCACGCCGGTAGGCAAAGATCGGCGTCAGCAGAAACCGGCCGTGCCGGAACGGACTGGCCATATCGCGCAAAGGGGCGTACTTCGTCGCCAGCTGCACGCGCATCTGCATCTTCACGGCCTCGTACATCGGCATGCGCTCGGCCAGGGCCTGCTGGTGCCTGGGGTCCGTCGAGTTGACGATGCGGCCCTGGAACGGACCGCCCGCGAAGACCTTCACGCGCTGCGGCACGCGGTACCAGCACTCCAACATGCGCACGCTGCGCCGGCGCGCGTAGTCGTAGTACCCGTTGCGGCCCATGTACGCGGCCCGGTCGCCGAAGCTGGCGAGGCTGTGGATGCTGCCCCACTCCGTTTCGGACGCGCCGGTGAGCCGCTGGCCCATGTACCAGATGTCGTCGCCCTCGCTTTCCTCGTCCATGCGGCTCGCCACCGCACGCAGGTGTTCCTCGCATCCAGGCAGCAGCGCCTCGGCGTAGTCCAGGTCGATCACCTTCGCCCGGAACAGGTACCGAGCATCGACGTTCATGTCGAGGTTGCGGCTGTGGCTGTCGCGGTAGACGTTGCGCCAGTCCTCCCAGCCGCTGTAGATGATCTCCTTCTCGGGGTCGGGGTTCAGCCCCTCCTCCAGCCAGGACAGGCCGGCGGTGACCGACTGCTTGAACGCGCGGCTGCGATGCCATTGCGTGAGATTCACGTCGTCCAGGTACTTCACGAGCTTGCTCTTCAGCTCGGCGTCGGCCTCGTCGCCCGGTTCGCGCGGCAGGATCTTGTAGTCCTTGCGCATGCGCTTCTCAGTGCCCGACAGCCAGTCGATGGCCTGCCGGGACTGGTTGAACACGAGAGGGGCTTGGCCGCGCCGGATCAGCTCCTGGGCGTCTTCTGGGCGCCATTGCAGGTGGTCGTAGTAGTCCTCGTCCACCTGCATCTGCATGCGCTCTTCGGCCTGCCGCTCGGCTTCGTAGTCCAGCAGGTCCATGAGCGTCGAATGCCGGTGCTTCGCCAGTTCGTCGCGACTGGCGTCCTTCAGGTCCGGGCCCTTGAGGGTCTGAGTCACGCCGTCGAGCGCGGCGGGCGTGCCCTGATCCTGCTCGGGCTGCTGGTCGCGGAGGGTGGCGGGCTTGTCGCGGGCTTCGAACATCACATCACCTCGGTGTGCAGGGTCTTGCCGCCGGCCTTCACAGCGACCTCGATGCCCATGCGGTGCCGCTGCACCTCCAGGGCGCTCGGCTGCTCGGTCGGCATCAGGATGAGGTCCGGCAGGGCTTCCACCACCAGGTCCATCATTCGGTGCTGGGCGGCCTTGTCGTTGCGGTCGAAGCCCAGCGTCTCGCAGGCGTCGCACACGGACCGGAAGAAGTGCAGCGTGGGCTTGCCCTCGCGCGCGCCGTAGAGGTAGGCGTAGCGCTGCGGGATGACGTGAGCGCCGATGTCCATGCGGCGGAAGGCGCTGTGCAGCACCATGCACGGGATCGGGCCCTCCTCAGGGAATGCGGGGTCCTGGGCCTGCAGGTCCAGCCACTGCAGGCTGCACACGATGTCGCCCTTGGTGAAGGTGCGCCAAGCGCGTTCGCCGCCCAGTTCAACGAGGGGCGTGCCGCGAGGGCCGAGTAGGGACAGTTCTTTCACACGACTCTCCATGAGCCTTGCCGGCCCGATTTGGACCGCTCGCGCGGCTTCACGCGGGCCAAGGACAGGCCCGTCTTCACGAGGTAGCGGGTCGCGTCCATCAAGTGGTCGCGCTCCTTGACGATCTTTCCTTTGTCGTCGCGCCGGTAGATGCGGTACTCATCCAGCCAGTTGCGGCATGACTTGAAGACCTTCAGGCGGCCGGTGGACATGCGCTCCCACACGTCATAGAGGCCGCTCTCGACGCCGTTGTCGGCCGGGGTCAGCTGCAGGCCCAGGTCGGTGTAGCTCTGCAGCAGCTGCTCGCCGTCTGCCTGGCTGCGGCCGCGACTGGCGGGGTCGATGGCGCCGGGGATCCACGCACCCCGCGCTTTGACGGCAGCCGCGTGCACGCTGGGCTCGGCCTGGCCGCGGTAGTGCTCGGCGTATAGGTACAGCACGTCCGCCTCGCGGTCCAGCGCACCCCAGATGCCAGCGGTCCTGTTCCAGCCCACGTCGAAGCCATAGGCCCGCGGCCAGTGATCGGGCAGCAGGAAGTCGTCCACCACGATGTCGCTCTCGGGCACGGGGTAGATGGCGCCGGAGCCCAGGGCCGGGATGCCCTTCGTGCGCGCCTCACGCTGGTGCGGGGCCAGCTTCGCCAGCAGCTTGGCTTTGGCCTCGGCAGACAGGTGGGGAACGTCTTCCCAACCGCACTGCACGATGAGGCGGTCGCGCGCGGCCATGCGCTTCAGTCCGTCGGGGTCGTCCTCGTCGGTGTAGGCATTGGCGGGCTTCGTCAGCTCCTGCACCAGCGGCGTCAGGCCGTTCAGGGGCGTGAAAGTGAGGATGGCCAGCCCGTTGCGCGTCATGAGGCGCACCAGCGCCTCCTCGTACACGTCCTGCGGGCATTCCTCGTCCGCCCAGAAGCCATCCAGCTCGAAGCCCTGGAAGATCTCCCGGCCCTGCTCGTAGCTGCGCAGCCAAAGCTCGCTCTCGCCGCCGCTTGCGTGGCGGACCACGATCTTCTCGACGGCTCCCTTCACGTGCGGACGCGGCACGACGCCGAGGATGGCTTCGCCAGGGATCAGGCCCGTGCCGTAGGACTCGGGGCGATCCGTCGTGGCGCCCAGCATCTTCAGCTGGATGATGTCCCGCGTCGTCTCGTGCGTGTCGCCGCTGGCCAGCCAGCGATTCGGCTTGTCGAAGCGGTGCCCGTCCCACCACCAGGGGTACTGGCCCGTCAGGTGGTAGGCAATCTCGGTACCGGCCGCCATGGTCTTGCCCACGCGGTTGCCGGCCATGAAGATGCGCTCGCTGGCGCGGGCGATCGCCGCCTTCTCGCCGGGCGGCGTGCCGACTGCAGCCGGCGCGAGCGAGCGGAAGAACTCCATGTGCCGCGGATACAGCTCGCGCCGCAGCGGCCCGGTGTCCGGGAACATCGTCTGGAGCATCCGCTGCTTGCGTCGGCGCTCCAGCTCAGAGAGCAGGCCGGACAGTTCGATGCGCTGGTCGTGCGTCAGCGTGGAGAGGTCAAGCATTGCTGCCCCCTGTACCTGTCGCCGGCATGATCGACGGCAGCACCACACCGAGCGCGGCCAAGCGGGCCAGCAACTCTTCGTCGGGCACGGCCTTGTGGTTGACCGTGCTCTCCACCTCCAGCTTGTCGCCGTAGACGCGCGGGCGCAGCTTTGCGGCGACCCACTTCCGAGCGTCGACCCGCAGGCGATTCCGGGCCACGGCCGTCTTGTCGAAGACCGCCACCTGCACGCCCGGCACCGGCTCCTTGATCTCGATGGTCTCCTCGTCGCTGATGGCAACGATCTCGTCCACGAGAACGTCGGCCCGGTCCTCCCGTGCGCGCGCGTACATCTCACTGCGAGCGGGGTCGCTGTGAACGAACTTCAGCATCGTCGTGTAGTTGATGCCGCGGGCGCCGCACCATGCGGCCATGTGCCCACCCTTGGCGATGTACGCGATGAACTCGTCCAGCGCGCCCGGCAATTCGGACTTGAACTGCTCCCAGGGTGTCAGGGGCTCAGGCTGCGGAATCACCATCAGCGCCGTACCGGGCTGTGGCGCTGGGGAGGGGGAAGGAGACGCCGCGCGCCACTTCGAGGCTTCTGGTGCGCCCTGGGGCTGCGGCTTGGGTGCTGGGGTCTTCTTGGCTGCCGTCTTCTTCGGGGTGGCTTGGCCCTTCGGCTTCTTGGGGGCCTTTTCCTCGTTTCCCGCGGGGGACGGTTTGCGCTGTGCCAATGAAAGAACCCCGGGGACCGGCCCCGGGGTGAAACGCGCTGTGGCGCGGAGGGAGACAACTGCGAGTCGTCGGAGGGGATTCAACCTGCCGAGGGGCAGGGATTCAAGGGGGGTCGGGGATCTGGTGCCGCCACCATGGATTCGAACCTGGGGCCCTTCCCTTACAGGGGGAACGCTCTGACCGGACTGAGCTATGGCGGCAGTGAGACGATGGCCCCCGTAGGGGCGCCCTGGACTGGCTCAGGGCGGAAGGGATCGCGCATCCCTCGCCGTTCGGCTCCCAATGACCTGCACCGTGCAGTCTGGATCACCCCGGCTGGGCCGGGCCGCGCATTGGATCGCGGGACGGATGATGGTTGCCGGTTGCCGCCCGGCGCCTTGGCGAAAACCGGAACACCACATGGGTCCGGCCCCCTCGGCGGCTTCCCCTCTTGCGAGGGGGCACCACGGTTTTGTGTCTGGTTGCGGCGGCTGGCTTCGATCCAGCGACGCGAGGGGTATGAACCCTCTGCTCTACCAGGCTGAGCTACGCCGCGGCAGTGACTTTGCCGGCTGGAGATTCGGGGTGCAAGGGGGGTCGAGGTTCGCCCGCGATCTGCGCGAGCCGGTCGTCGTAGACCCCTGGGATCACCCACCACCTCTGCCAGATGGGCTGACTCGCAGAGAAGCCCTCGTTGCCGAAGATCATGAGGCCGCCCTTCTTGATGCCGATGACGCTCGCGTCGCCCAGTTCGGGCAGCACCAGGCGCGTTCGGTCCTCGGGATCCTGCAACTGGGCAATGCGCTTCGGGAAATACTTCTTGGGGCACTGCCCCAGGTAGAGCCAGCCCTCCACCGGCTGCTGCGTGCGCACCACCTCCTTGGGGAGCTTTTCCCCGGCGTGGTGGAGGCGGTAGACGACGCATAACACTGTTTAAATATACAGTCTTCTTCAATTCCCTGCTAGGTGATCGAGCGCCCAGCGAGCCGCCCGCCTGTCGCTCTCGCTGCGCTGCGGATCCTCGGCGATGGCCTGCCAAGCGATCCGCTGCCGCGCGTGGCCAACGGCGAACGCTTCCGCCTTCTCCTCGAAGGTGGCGCTGTAGCTGCTGTCCAGCCACGTATGGCAGCGCGCGCAGGCCCACACGCTGTATTCGTCGTCAGCCTTGCGCGCCCCCGCCTTCCCGGCCTCGTGCAGGTTGGCATGGGCGGACACCGTCGTCTTCGGGTCGCCGTTGCACCTGCCGGGGATGCGCAGGAGGCAGGGCGAGTCCCGCGCGAGGTCCAGCAGCGCGCGGTTGCGGTGCGCCACAGTCTTCGGCATGGCGAGCACCGGCTCGTTGGCAGGCTTCCAGTAGACCGGCGGGCGTGTTAGGGGCTTCACCACAGGCGGGATGCGCTCGGGCCGCTCTTCGCCCTTGGGTTGGTCCTGGCGCTTCCAGCCGGTGCGCTGCAGGGGCGCGCTGCGCTTCATTCCTCGAACCTCCCCAGGATCGACTCCATCATCTCGTCCGCCTGGCCATCCGTCAGGTGCGGCCACAGGTAGCGGGCAGCGTGTGGCCCGCGCAGGAACTGCATCACCTGATCGTGGAACTCGGCAAACTCGCCCTGGTCGGCTGCGGCGTAGCTGATCGAGCGCGGGATCGGCACCACGCCACCCTTCGGGCCGGCGGCCCAGGTCACCCAGCCCGCGCCCACCTTGATCCAGTAGATGAACTGGTCGAACACCTCGAAGCGCTCCTGCGCCTCGAAGAGCGCCTGCTTGATGGCAAAGTGCCGGCGGTGGAATCGCCCGCTGCGCGGCAGGTGCGTGGCCACCGACAGCATCTCGCCGGGCTCCAGCTTCAGGATGTGGTTCCACAGGCGGCGCCACTGCCGCCGGCCCCTTTCGCCCAGGCCGTCGACCATGCCGAAGATCGCCCGGCGGGCCGCGGCCTTGTCATCCTCGGACAGGGCGCCCTGCTCCTGCCGCACCAGCATGATCTCGGGCATGGTCAGTCCCCCAAGCCCTTCAGGATTGCCTGCAGCTGGCGCAGCTTGGCGCCGTCCTTGCCGGCGTCCTTGACGCGCTCCTCGACCTCCAGACCGAGGGCATCGCACTCGTCGGCCGCGCGGCGCAGCAGCGCACCCAGGTTGGCCAGCCGGCTCAGGGTGTCATCGCTGGAAGGGGCTGCGGCGGGCTCGATCGGGTGAATGGTGGCGGGCGTCATGGCTTCATTGGCTGCGGTGGTGATGGGGCGCGCGGCAACGCGCTGGAAGTGGCCGGGCTTGGGCTCCTTGATGGCACCGCGGTCCTTGAGGGTGCCCAGGCAGCCGTCCACCACGTCGCGGGAGGCGCCGCAGCCAGTGCGGTGCAGCTCGCTCGCGATCTGAGCCTTGCTCCACGCCTGCTGGATCGGGACAGCATCGAGGACCTTCGAGGCCATCGTGTTCAGGCCGCTCTCGATTCGGGCCAATTTGTTGGCGTTCATAAATGCTCCGGGGTTGGCGACACCTGCCATGCGCAGGCCCTCGCAGATGCCGCGGCCGTAGGTGGCGCGGCGGGATTGCTCGTTGGGGCTCACGGCCATGGGTTACGGCTGCGCCGCCTCGCTGACGTGGATCTCGACGGCCCATTCGCCCTTGTCGCCCTGCCGCTGGCCGTATTCCCAGGTGATCGACGGGTCGGCGTCGTCGCGGCCCAGCCACTCGGCTACCGCGTCAACTGGCGCCTTCAGGGAGCCGCGCAGGTTGTCGTGCTTGTCCAGCGGCACCCATCGGCCCGTGGCGCCTGGCGGGGCCACGCGGACCATCAGCACGTGCACGGGTCCCGCCGGCGGTCGGGTAGTGGCCAGGGCCCAGCTGATCGCCTCGCGCTCGGCCTTCACGCGCCGAGCCCTCGCGAAGTGGTGCTCGCGCGCGTTCTGGCCGGCAGTGGTGCGCAGCGGGGCGCGGGCGTGGATCGTCGTCACAGCCACTCGCCCTCCCCGCCGCGGTTGCCCTTGGTGATCTGATCGTTGAGGTCCTGGCGCAGTTGCTCGCGTCGGCCGTTCACTGCCGGCGCATCCAGGTAGTTCTGCACCCACTCCCGGCCACGGGCCCGGTCCCGATTCGCAGCGATCAGCATGCGCACCTCGCAGCGGTGTCGCTCGAGCATCGGGTCGGTCATGCAGCCACCTTGGCCAGGCGGGCCTGGAAGTCGCTCCAATTCACGGCGCCACGGTTCAGGCGCAGGTGCAGCTCGCACGCGCCGTCTATCAGAGCCTTGCGGGGCAGCGCCTCGATCAGGCGGTCGCAGGCCTCCAGGCCCGCACGGATCGACGCGCGGCGCGCGGGCGTGATGGCCTCCACGCCGGCCTGTTCTTCGAGCGAGTTGCAGGCGCCCCGGATGATCCTGATCTCAGGCAGGTCGGTGTCGATCTGCTCGGTGATGGCAGCCTCCAGCACCACCCATAGGATGCGGCCGGCGGCGTCGACAAAGTGGTTGCCGTCCTCACCGGTGAGCGCGTGGATCTGCGCCCGCACGGCGGTGGCGTGCCACTGCTTCTCCATGAGGGCCCGCTCGATGAGGGACATGCGTACCACGCGCTGGCGACGGCCGCTCACTCTGCACCTCGCGGCTCGGCGTGCCCGTCGATCGCGTTCCAGCTCGGCGCACGCCGCCGGGCGGTGATGTGCAGGACGCGGGGAATCTTGGTCGTGACGATGATCATGGCGTCGGACTCGCCCACCGGCATCACGCCCTCGCGCAGCGCGAGCAGCATCTCCTCGTCGGACAGGCCCGTCTCCTCCACGTCGGGGCGTCGGATGCGAACGCCGGTCATGCGAGCACCGGCGCCGGCGTGGGGGCCGGATCGTTCGCAGCACCCAGCTGCACGAAGTGCTCGGCGCAGATGTCGAGGCGTGCACGGTGCGTGTCCCGCGCCGTGCGCAACGCGATCGGGTGGATGGGCGCGCCATGGCGGGCCATGCGCTCAACCGTTGCCAGCTGCTGCAGGCTGCGTTGTGCGTCGCAGGCCATGCGGGTGATGTCGCGGATATTGGCCATGGTCACTCCTCGGTAGTGGCTGCCGCGCGGCTGGCGGCGGTTTGGGCGTGCAGGTTGCGCAGGCTGGCCAGCGCTTCCCGCTCCTTGGCTCCCGGGCCGCGGACAGCGGCGTTGTGCTCAACGCGCATCGCGGGCTTGGGCGGAGCCTCGCCCCACCCCGCAGCGAACTCGCGGCGCAGCGTGTAGACCCAGCGCGTGCGGTGGCGCTGGTAGTCCCCTCCCCGCACCTCGGGCGACATCTCGCTCGCTGCGCGCCAGATGGCAGGGTGGGACCAGTCGCCCACCTCGCCGCCATCGCGCTGCCGCAGGCAGTGCCGGGCTTCGTGCCAGGCCCACTCCGGGTTCAGGCCCGGCCGGCACAGCTGGACGAACTCGCCGATGTTGGGCGCGAAGCCGCGCTCCCGGCAGGCGGCCAGGCCACGCTGGATCTCCTCGCGGTGGTAGCCGGCCAGGCCCAGGGCCCATTCCTCCTGCACCCGCTGCGTGAAGGCGGCGGCAGTGCGGCGCTGCACGTCGGGTGCGGCGCTGGCGTCCACGGGCGCGGCGTACAGGTCGGCCATGCGGGCGCCGTACTGCGCTGTCAGCCGCTCGAACAGCCACGCCACTGAGGCGCGCGGCACGGCCGCAGCGTCAGCCAACGATCCGGGCTTCGGCGTCGAAAGTTCGGTCATCAGGGGCTTCTCCCGTACTGGTCAGGCCGGCCATGGTGTTGGCGCGGCGCTCGTGGATGGAGGGGACGTAAGGGCTCGAATTCGCGGCAAGGGCGCGGCCAGCGGCCGGCGGAGTCCAGTCGCTTCGGTAGTGCTGGTCGGGACCAAAGAAGGTCGCGGCGTGCTTCACGAACCGGGGTTCGGTGCGGCAGGCTTGGCAGTAGGCGGCGTAGCGCTTGACGCCCTCCAGCAGCTCGGACACGGTGACGCCATCGGCGAGCCTAGCCTTCCAGGCTCTGTGCGCCTCGGCCTTCGAGTGCCCAGTGCGGGACGGGTATTCCCGCCAAGCCTGCTCGAACTCGGGGCTGTAGCCGTTTCGAGCATGGAGAGAGCTATCCACGTCAGTGGATAGATCTCTATCTGGACTATGGAGAGCTTTCGAGCTGGGTTCTACTTGGGTTTCCGATTCAAAACCCAGTGGGTTATTTGGTGGGTTATCAGGAGGAACCGGTTGGCCCTTCTTGGTGGGGCGTCCACCCTTCTTTCCGTTCAACCTAGCGGCTTCGATGGCGGGTGCCGCCGCGGCTATCTCCTCGGTTGCGCGCTCGTTGTGGCGGAGGCCGTCGGCCGCCACCGGGAAGAACCGATCGGCCACGATGCGCACAGCCTCCTGCTCAGGCTTCGTCATGGCCCGGCAGATGCGGTGAAGCTCATCCAGGTCCGCGGGCAACGGCGCCTCGGTCAGGTAGATCTCGTCCAGCAGCAAGGAATAGGCTCCGTGCTGGGCCAGCGTCAGGCGGGAGGTCTTCTTGGCGTAGTCGCCCGGGTAGCGCTTGTAGAAATTCAAGCAGCCTCCCTCTTCTGGCGCATGGCCTTGGTGACGCGGAACTCGAACAGGCCGGCGTGCTCAGGGTGCGCCAGCGCGAACAGGCGCGCGAGGTACGGCGTGTGCCAGTCGTTCAGCTTCCAGGGGCCGCCGCGCTCGGCCAGCGCCGAGTTGTGCCGCAGCACTTCGATGATGGTCCGCGCGCTGTAGTGTTCGAAGCCTTTGGCGACGACGCGGAACGCCTCGCGTTCGAAGGCCTCGAACACGTGCCGGTTCTCGGGCAGGTAGGCCAGGAAGCGCGCGGTGAAGTCGTCGGGGTGCCGGTGGGCCAGCACCACGGGATCCACGCGGCCGAAGGTGGGTGCGTTGGCGGCGGTCATGCGGCCTCCAGGAAGAGCGACGGCTGCCGCAGCCGGTCGGCCTGCAGCGGCTCGTTCGCACGATTCAGGTCGATGCCGATGAACTGGCGGCCCAGCTGCTGGGCGACCTGGCCGGTGGTGCCACTGCCGAAGAACGGGTCCAGCACGATGCCGCCAGCTGGGGCGCCGGCCAGAATGCAAGGCTCGATCAGCGCGCGCGGGAACGTGGCGAAGTGGGAGCCGGGGTAGGCCTCGGTGGCCACCGTCCAGACGCTGCGCTTGTTCGCGCTGTTCGCGTAGTGAACCTTGTCACGGTCAGGGCGATGCTGCGGCTTCTGGCCGTGCTCCCCAGCGGTGTTCTTCGACTCGCGGGCGAAGCTGTTGCGCTTGCTTCCGGTCGTGCGCGGCTTGGGCTCGGACTCGGCATAGCCCCATCCCACCCCGTTGCCGCGGGCCGGTGCGCCTTTCTCGCGGCCTTCATGATGGAAGCTGCCGTGGCCACCGGGCCCCGTGTTCCAGCCATCGGGCATCTTGTAGCGATCCCGGGCCTTAAACGCCATCGTCTCGAACGACTGAGCCTTCGTCTCGGCGCTGAGCGGCGTGCGGATGGCCGCCTGGTCGAAGTAGTAGCGCTCCGACTTCGACATCAGGAAGATGTACTCGTGCGCCTTCGTGCAGCGGTCCCGCGTGCTCTCCGGCATGGGGTTGGGCTTGTGCCAGATGATGTCCTGGCGCAGCCACCAGCCGGCGTCCTGCAGCGCGAAGGCGAGGCGCCAGGGCTGGCCGATCAGGTCCTTGGGCTTCAGGCCAGTGGAGACCTTCTGGCGGCCAATGCCGGTGTTGCCGTGTAGTTCCTTGACGTGCTTGCCACCGCTGCTGCCGCCCCACTTGCCATCGTTGGCGTAGCTATCCCCCATGTTCACCCACATGGTGCCGTCGTCGCGCAGCACCTGCCGGCAGAGGTCGAACACCTCCACCATGCCGGCAATGAACTCGCCGATGGTCGGCTCGCTGCCGATCTCCAGGGCCTTGTCCGGGTGGTCCACGGGCAGATAGGAGCGCAGGCCCCAATACGGCGGGCTGGTGACGATTGTGTGCACCTTCACGCCGTCATCGATCATGCGGCGCAGCACGGCGCGCACGTCGCCGAAGTGGCAGCGGTTGAGCCAGTCCGTCATGCAGCCTCCTGAACAATCAGCGCTTCCACCGCATTGATGCGCTCGCCGATCCAGCGCACGCAAGGGATGGCCCAGCTGTTGCCCAGGGCCTTGTAGCGAGGGCCATCGGCCGCAGGCTTGCCGCGCACCGTGATGGCCGTGTAGCCATCTGGGAAGCCCTGCAGGCGCTCGCACTCCATGGGGGTGAGCCGGCGGACTTGCATGGCTGTCCCAACGCTCTGAGTGCGGCCCGCCCGCAGCGAATAGGAGAGCTCCTCGCTCACATTGCCGCCGACTGGCCCACCGCTGGCATGGCTGCGGTTCGACTGCTCCCCATCTGCCACGCCGGCATGGCTGCCGATGGCATATGCCACCGCTTGGTGGCCGCCTCCATTCCGGTGGCTGTTGGCATGGCCCATGGCCCGCTGGGTGCCAGCCAGCTCTACGCCTACGCCGAAACCGTTCTGGCCACTGCTCTTGCAATCAAAGGCGATCGCCTGCATCACTGTCGGCCCGCTGGCGGTCTCACTACTGCCTCGCGTGCCCATGGTGGCAGCCACTTCGCCCGTCAACAGGCCATTGAAGCCATCGACGCCGATTGGCACCGGGACCAGTGGGGTGCCCCGGCCAGTGCCGTCTTCACTGGCGTCAAAGCCAGCAGCGCGCAGCGTGTGCGTCACGAAGGTTTCGGACTCTCCGTCGTATCGGTGACCGCCGCCAGAGCCGCGTGTAAGGCAGCGGGCAACGCCTTGCCGCGCTTCTCGGCGCGGCGCAGGATGCCCCGACAGGCTGTGGCGCTCAAAAAGTACCGCGGCGGCACGTCGCCAGTCTCCAAGACATCCGACAACGAAGACGCGGCGGCGGCGCTGTGGAACTCCGAAGTGCTGAGCGTCCAGAACTCGGTAGGCGAACCCATACCCGAGTTGGCCCAGCATCCAGAGGAAGGCGCCAAAGTCCCGTCCTCCGTTGCTGGACAGGACGCCGGGGACGTTCTCCCAAACCAGCCAGCGGGGGCGGTACTTTGCAGCAATGGCACCAAAGGTAAGCATGAGGTTGCCACGTGGGTCATCCAGTCCCTTTCGGAGACCGGCGACGCTGAAGGACTGGCAGGGGGTTCCGCCGCAGAGAAGATCGACAGCTGCATCGGGCCAATCCTTGAACTTGGTCATGTCGCCCCAGTTGGGCGTGTCGGGGTAGTGGTGCGCCAGCACAGCGCAAGGGAACGGCTCGATCTCGCTGAAGGCAACAGGCTTCCAGCCGAGCGGGCCCCAGGCCACGGATGCGGCCTCGATGCCGGAGCAGACGGACAGGAACCGCATCAGGCCACCCCCAGATACAGCCGCCAGGGCATAACGCGGCCATCCACGTTGAAGCCCCAGTCTTGGGACTGGCCCCACGTAATGAACAGCGTGTAGGCGCCACCCGGGGCAACCTCCGTGATGCGGTGGAAGGTGGTGGGCGCGATCGCCTGCGTGAAGCCGGCCTCGCGCAGCTCGGCGCCCTCGTATTCGTGCTGCCGCTCCTCGCGGTACCAGCGCTTGAGGATGATCGAGCGCGCGAGCCACGGGTGGTTGTGCTCGTGCTGGTCGTCATCGGGTCGAACGATGTGGTGTACGCGCACGCTCGGCAGCCAGGCCCAGGCCGCAGGCAGCTGGTTGCCCGCGGCGTCCTTGCCGTATGGGTTCAGCAGCCACCAGCGATCCATGTAGAGGTCGTCGCTGTCGTGCCGGCCCATGATGGGCGTGTAGGGCGTGCGCTGCGCGCGGCGGATCAGGTAGTCGGCCACGGGCTTGCGCGACACGATGAAGGCGACGATGCGCCAGAGAGCTTCGGTCATCGCGTCACCTCCACGCGCTTTGCACGGGTGACCAGGAAGCGCAGCGACAGGTTGTATTCGCCCTGCGCCATCTCGCCGTCGCTGTTCACGTTGCGCACCACCACCTCTGGGTTGTGCTCGCCGCTGATCTTGCGCAGCTCCACCACTTGGCCGCTGGGCAGCTTCCACCAGCTGTAGAGCATGAGGACGGGCCGCTGCGTCGGGATCTCAGCCGGGGGTGGCTGATCGATGTAGATGGTCTTGAGCGGCATCACGAGGCGGCTCCTTCGACCGTCGGCTCGGTGTCTGGCAAGGCGCAGACCATGGCGATCTGCTGGTCGCGCACCATGCGGATATGGTTCTTGCCGTAGCAGTCGATGGTCACCAGGGTTTCGAGGTACTCGCTCTCGGAGGCGAAGCCCAGGTCCAGCCATCGGCGGCGGACGGCTTCCTTGACTTCATCGCTCACGCGGGCTTCGACCTTGCAGGTCTTCTTCCCGCCGAGGATCGCCCGCGCAAACACGGGCACGTTGGGGTCGTTGGTCATGACGGAAACGCAGTTGGTGGGGAAGACGATTCAGGCGACGACTTCGAGCTCTTCGGCTCGGTGGTCGAAGCCCTGGATGAAGGCGATGTGGAGCACCGTCCCCTGGGCGAATGGGTTCGCGTCTTTGACGCTGTCCCCGCGTTCTGCCGCGCAGGCGCCGAGGTCAGCGGCCTCGGCCGCGGTCAATGAGGTCAGGGGCTTGATCTGGTGGTGCATGAGGAAAGGGAGGTCAGGCAGTGGGACGGCAGCAGCCGCGCCGGCAGGCGCACGTGGGCGGGGGCGCTTGGGCGGTGCGGCTGCTGGGGTGGGGTCTTCGGGCGGCTGCATCACACGACTCCGATGGAATGGGCGGCCGGGGCTTCTTCGCCAAAATGGGTGTTCCTCAACGACCCAACGAAGGCCCCGGCCATGGACAAGGACGTGAAGGCGCTCACCGAAGCGCTGCAGACCAATCTGGAACTGGTGCGGCTGCTGTCCCATCGGATCGAGCAGTTGGAGAACGCCACGGAGGAGAACGCGGCGCAGCGCATGGCGGTCATGCTCCTGCTCCGGGCGGTGGTTCAGTGCTCGCCGCAGCAGGACGAGATTGCGGATCTGGCCGAGCGCATGGCTGCGCACATGCAGGTGCAGCCCGGCATCCTTCTGCACGGCAACCAGCAACTGTGGCGGCGCACGCGGGAGCATGTGCAGTGGATGACTGCGCCAGGCCGGTCAGCGGGCTGACCGCCATCACCTCGGGCGACTGGAGTGCCGCCAGCAGCGAACCGACTCGGGCGTGGACATCGCATGTTTCGGCCTGACGTGCCCTCGCCTTCTGCAAGCCCAGCGTCCGCGGGCCGCGCTTCTGAGTGCTACGCATCAGGCGGCTTCCTTCACGCGCTCGCGCATGGCGTAGTCCAGGACAGGGCGACCCTTGGGGTTGGGCCAAGCCTTGTCGGGGATGCGGCGCCAAGGTTCGTCTTGGCAGAGGTCCTCGCAGATGACCATCTCGCCATGGGCATGGGTCGCACGCTCCACCGCCGGGCAGTACTCCGCAGGGATGCGGCCGACCTTGATCCAGTGCGAGACGTGGCCCTGCGCCTTGCCGCAGGCGTGAGCCAAGGCGGTCTGACTTCCGAGCGCCTTGATGGCCCGATCAATGGCCGCGCGAGACGGGTGGTGGAGGTGTTCCATACAAGCCAGTTTGTACATTACTACAAACTGATTTGCAACCCTCTTAACAAACTCGTTTGTAGCATCGGGGGATGGCTTTGACCCTGTACCTTCCCGATGGAACCCCCGACTGGTTCTCGCTGGCCGGGCGCCTCCGGTGGGCGATGGACAAGGCCGAGAAAACGAACCAGAGCGCCCTCGCACGCGAGGTGGGCGTCAAGCCCCAAGCCATTCAGCATTTGGTGGACGTCAGCAAAGCAGCCACCGGCAGCAAGCATGTTGCTGCGCTGGCTGCGGCCCTCTCGGTAAGTTCAATCTGGCTGGCGACCGGTGACGGCTCCCCTGACGCCATAGAGACTTCGCCGAGCCCCGCGCCGGAGCCCGATGACCTCACAGAGATCGATGCACCGCTGATGCAGGTGAGGCGCATCCCAATCGTGGGCACGGCCAAGATGGGCGATGACGGGTTTTACGAGGAAATCAGCGACATGCCTGGCGCTGGTGACGGGCACATCGAGATAGCCACCGCGGATCCAAATGCCTACGGCCTGAGATGCCGCGGCATGAGCATGTTCCCGGCGGTGCGTGACGGCTGGTATGTCGTGATCGAGCCGAACCGACGTCCGACCGAAGGCGAGTACGTGCTCATCAAGCTCCGCGACGGCCGCAAGATGCTGAAGGAGTTGCTGTTTGAGCGGCCCGCCAGCTTCGAAGTGATGTCCGTGAACCAGGCCCAGCGGTTCACCATCGAGAAGGCCGACCTGGAAAGCATCCAGGCGGTGGGTCCTATCGTCCCGCCAAGCGCTTGGCGTCCAGTTTGAACGGTAGAACGGAGAAGAACATGCGAACCTTGACAATTCTTGCAACAGCGACCCTGGCCGTCGCAGGCTGCGCCACCAAGACCGGCATCGTGCCTATCGGGGATGGGCTCTACATGGCGTCCAATATGGATACGATGGCATGGTCATCTGGCGCGATCAAGGCCGAGCTGTACAAGGAAGCAAATGAGTACTGCGCAAAGCAAGGAAAGTCGCTTAAGCCTGTGGCATCCCGCGGCGATGACGCCACACTCGCCGGGCGCTATGCGTCTGCAGAGATCCAGTTTCGGTGCGAATGAAAATCTGACGTCGGATGACGAGGGTGGCAATGAAACCCACCACATGCCCCCTGTGCGACGGGCCCGCAGTCCGCTCTGAGGGGCCGCATCAAGACTACCGCCGCTACGAATGCCCCGTGTGCGTGGAGTTCTTGATCGCGCCGGCGTCGGATCGGATTGTCCGCGGCAGATCTTCCAGCGTCCGACAACGCCTGGCCCAGATTGCCCGGCGCTCCGACGAGACGCGCATCTGCATCATCAAGCGGCCGGACGACACGGCCGATGGGAG